CTGTTTTCTGCCTGCCTAGCTGTTTTATAAAAGCCTTCCAGACCTAAAAAATTTGGTCAGCACGTTCTGCGCCTTTTTAACCATTTCGTAATACTTCTCGGTTACTTTTTTTCCGTTTTGACGAAAAGAATAGAGAGCCATAAAGAGGGCCAGTAATTGGGCACCTTCATATTTATTAATCGCGGCCACTATTTGTTTATCGTTCATTGTTCCGATCATATTTCCTCCACCGTACACTTCTCACATCCATTCCTATCCAGATTCCCGCAGATTTCTTTCATCCCGCTCCCCACCAAATCAGAAGCCCGAGCGCGAAGATTCCAACCGCTATACCGATGATTATTCCTGCAAAAAATCCGATCATTTCCTTACCTCATTCAACACAATGTCTTGCGGTTGGGTCCTGATTGACGACCGCTGCATAATCAAAAACGCTTCCAGTTCTTCCGGTTCATGAATCCTTATTATTTCCCCTTCTACTTCGCGGTTATAGGGGTAATCAATTAAAGCAATTTGTGAATAGTCGGAAAACAACGGATAATCTTCAATGAGGACGTCGCCGGGGCGGAGAATCTTCAGCTTTTCGTCGGCGTGATTGACAAAAATTACATTGAATTGATGAAATTCAAAATGCTCGTAAAGCCAGCAGCAAGTAAAATCCCGCCATGATTCCGGTTGACAGGTGAGAATATTCACAAGGGGGAGCTTTTTTATTACTTCGTGGTATTGAGTGACCGGGGCCGTGTATAGGATGCGGAGATTGTCCTCAATGATCTGGCAAAATCGCCGTCCGTCCGGGCCGTAGCAATCCCATTGGTGGGGATAATAGCCCAACACTTCACGGCATGTATCCCGGATAACTCCATCAAGATCGAAATAGATTTGTTTCATTTCACATCAATCCATTTCCCGACGTAGACGCGCCGCGGTTCGATTCCATATTTTTCTTTTGCAAGTCTTAAATCGGCCTTGATGCTCAAAATATCACTCAAGTGCCGCTCCATTTCCTTGAACTGGAAATCAATAAAAAGCTGGCGCTCTTCCTGTGTCATGTCTGAAAATGCTATGTGGATGTGTGGCATCTGTCCTCTTTTGGGTACGATTGCACCCCGGATTTTTGTCATGTGAAATGTAACTTTACCTTTGATTTCCCTTTAAACCGACTTCATCGGCCCGGTTCTCAACCGTCAAAATCCGCTCACAAGGAATATACCGAGCCCGGGTAGCCCCGAGAGTTGTTGCCGAATATGCCTTGATTTCCCCGTATCCAGTGAATCCAGAAGCGTACGTTCTTAGGTACGAACCGGTAATCAATCCCATCGTTGCTTTTTGGCCAATTTCAGAGCAATCACTATTCGGGACCAGCTTCAGGAATGCCTTTGCAAATTGTTCGTGGACATGGCCCATTAAAACTAAATCAGCGTCAACCATATCAACAAGCGTCTTCAGTTTATTGATCTTTCCGCCGGCAGTGTTCGCCGCACCCATGCCGTGATGAATAAACACCCGCAGCCTGGCCGTGAATTTCCCCGGGGGCGTGTCAGAATAGGTCATTTTGCATCCGGCCTTGAACCCGGGCTCATGAACGAAATAAACATCGGTGAATCCCGAGAACCTCATATTCGGAACCCGCAGCGCTTGGCAGATGTAATCATGAACAAACATCTGTGAGTTGTGATTCATTGCCGTGAATTCGTGGTTTCCTATGAGCATTCCGAGACATTTTCTTTTTATTGGCGTGAAGTAGCGGATAATCATCTTTGCGACGATGGCGCCCAGCTGGGAAAGATCGGTGACCTTCAGATCCTCATCAAAGGCTTCAGGGTCAAACCGCTTGTCGCCCGGGAAAATCCAGTCAGCATAATCACCGCCGATGAAATACAGGGAATACATGTCGTCATTGATCCGCTGTATGTCCCTTGTAAGGTGAGCCTTTGAAACGCCACGGTTAAGCAGGTGAATGTCCGCAACGTCATAGATTGAGAATTCCGCAAATTCTTTTCCGTATCTGACAACCCTACATCCCGATGCTTCCACGCTTCCCCCCTGTTTTCATGAATTTCTCAAAGGCGGCAAAGTCGATTTCAACCCCAGTAGAAGGAAGCGGCAAATTCATTGCTTGCAGTTTCGCCCTGATTGCCCTATCCGTCCGCGACTTCAGGACGATTAAGATTTCCGGCATGGTTCTATTTGCCGCCACTAATTTCTTCAGGATTTCTTCTTCTTTGGGCGTCCAGTATCTTTTCATTTAAGCCCCTGTTTCTTCTTCGTGCATGACCGATAATCGCTCTGGTCAATGTGCTGGCATTTGAAAACGTCCCCCGAAGCAACGTGATCATCGCAGCCCCGGCGCATCCGGTATTCATCCCACACGAACGGGCAGCGCCATTTCTTGTCTTTGTGCGTCCAGCTATTCGGGTCGTTCGGGTATTCGGTGACATTATTCATTGATTAACCTCGTTGCTTTAATAGATAATGCTCTCGCAATTTGATCTATCGTAGCCAGCGAGGTAGTTTTATGCTTGAGTAACATCGAGTAGTTAGATTGTTTTATGCCCAAGTGCTGCGAAAACTCGCCCTTGTTCATCTTCAACCGTTTTCTTTTTGATTCAATAAAGTTTATGTTCAGCATGGGGCTATTATACATAATCAAAATCAGATTGCAATCTTTTTTTCATTTATTTTTACACGAAGGGAAAAGCCTTTTCATTTTTATTAAAATAGTTCTTGACAAATAAAATAATGAGAGTAATCTATTCTCAAACAGTGGGACTTGAAAATGTTCCGCATCCCGAAGCGCCTGCTCACAAATGCTTGGGCCTCCCTATAAGGGAATAACGCAATCGCACCCGTAAAGCATAGAGCACAAAGGCCCACCATTTGACGCACAGATGGTGCTTTAGGGGACTGGATGTCGAAAGAAATTTTGCAGCTCGCGGAGTGAAGCCCACACCTAACGGCGTAGCGGTCAACGAAGCGGACGGAAGAACAACGGCAGAAAAGCAATTTTATTGATCTTTGGAAATGTCAGTGCGGCGTGGAAGGACACGCAGAGATGGGATCGGACTCGGCTTGAACACCCCGAACCTAACTTCCGGCTTGCCCGGGGAAATAAAGGTGGAAACAGCCTTGCTGATAAAGTTCTGAGCTTCACTTTATCGGCCACTGACAGAAACTTTAAACCTTTTTCACATAGGAGGGAGCACGGAGCCCCGCCAGAAAGGACACAATGGCATTATTCGAAATCAAACACAGATTCAGCGGCAGCGTACTTTTTTCGCTGGAAACGGAATCTTTAAAATTATGCGTCGAGGCGGCAGTTAAAGGCGGTGCCAATCTGCGCGGTGCCGATCTGGGCGGTGCCAATCTGGGCGGTGCCGATCTGCACGGTGCCAATCTGGGCGGTGCCAATCTGCGCGGTGCCGATCTGGGCGGTGCCAATCTGGGCGGTGCCGATCTGCACGGTGCCAATCTGGGCGGTGCCGATCTGGGCGGTGCCAATCTGGGCGGTGCCGATCTGCACGGTGCCAATCTGCGCGATGCCGATCTGCGCGATGCCGATCTGGGCGGTAATAAATTAGTCGGCGACCGTCCCGTTATTCAAATTTCCCCCATCGGCTCGCGGTCCGATTTCCTGACTGCATACATAACGGACAATGGGGTTTTTCTACGTGCTGGATGTTTTTTCGGCACGGTTGGGCACTTCAAGGCGGCTTTACAGGAAACTCACGGCTCAAATGCCCACGCGGAAGAATACCTTGCGGCTCTCGCGTTGATCGAAACGCACGCGAAGATTTATACGTCCAAGGCCGAAGGTAAATAGCCATGCGTAGAGACAAATTCAAATGGCTGTGGATTCTCGCGCTTGTCCTGCTGTGCTGCATCCTTATCACCCAGTGTGACGAGGGACGCAAGCTGAAGGCAGAAGCCCGGCAAACGGCAGAGACATTAAGATTAAATCAAGCCGAAATCGATCTCATCATGACGCGGCTCGACGGCCTTGCTGATGACTGCATTGTCAAGCGGGAGTGGTACGGATTCAGTTGTCGAGAAATAAAAACGGGGAAATTATTTAGGATGACGAAATGATTATGCCATTCGGAAAATGCAAAGGGCGGGACATCAAAACAATCCCCGATGATTATTGCATGTGGTTATCAAAGCCGGTTTATTCGGGGAAGTTTTATAAAAGCCAGCATTCCACTGAGCTTAATTGGAAAGTCCCCTTTGCCGTGAAAATTGCCGCGCGTCAGGAACTTGAGCGCCGAGGCTTTAAGCTGATCGGGGAAAGGTGGGAGCAATAATGCCAACAGCATACTCCGCCGCCGACCACCATTATGAATGCCAGCTTATTGCCGACGCTCGCATAACAGCCACGATTGAAGCCGCCATTGAGCTTTTGAATGACGCTCTTGAGGCGAAGACGGACAGGGCGCAGTATTATTGCGTAACAGAAGCTATTTCAAAATTGAAGGAGCTTGAACCATGAGAGTCACATTCAGCGTCGTAAAGTTCTATTCTGACAAAAGCGGCAAATGCACGGTGTGTGGAAAACGATGCAGTAGAACGAAAGAGTTTTATCAAACAGTGAACCCATTCAACAAAAACACTCGCGGAGAAGTAAAGACGCGGGAAGAAATCTATAACGAATTAGTCACCGAAGCGAAAGCGTGGCGTCAAGAACCAGTAACGCACGCAAAGTGTGAACAGTTGGGAAATTGAAGGAATTGGAAACAACAAAATGAAAGGAGAAAAATCGTGAAGGAAACAGAAGAAAAAGAAACAAGTGAATATCTCGCGTGTATTTTATCAGAAAAGGAATTGATCGACCGCAGCAAGGCTCTGGCAAAAGCCAATGAGGACTTGGCTCAAGTTGAGGCCAAAAAGAAAGACGTCATGGCCGACATCACGGCCCAGCAGAAAAAGCACGAAGCCAACATCGGCGCACTGTCCAGAATTGTTTCGTCGGGCAAGGAATACCGCGACGTCAAGTGCATCATCCGCCTCGACTACAAGGCCGGCCGAAAAACTATCACCCGTTGCGATACCAGCGAAATCATCAAGACAAGTGAACTGACCCAAGGCGACCGGCAGGCCAACCTGGCGGCGGCGTAACAGAAGCACAGGGGAAATTGAAGGAATTGGAGGGCGGGGAATGACACAACCAAAAAAAAGAGCCACCGGAAGATTTTGGGACGAAATCAAGCGCGAGTACGCTTATACCGAAGGAGCGTTCCATCAATGGGCAGCCAAATATGACGAATTTGAATCTGGCCCTGGAAATTTCACGGTAGCACTCATTGAGGATGTGGAGGGCAATATCAGAGAATGCGATCCACACACTGTGAGATTTTTTACATAGCCCAAATTCCTGACCCGCACCCAGGACATAAAAGGCGGGCTGATCAACTGATCAGTAATTAAAAAATGGGTATGATGGTCGGGGGAGAAATCCCCCGATGCCCAGAGGAGGAAAGGATGAAGCAGACGCTTTTTGTTTATAAGGGGAATTTCTCTACACAGATACTTTTCTTCGACGAGGAAAAGAAAAACGACTCATCCGTTACGCTCATCGGCACTACCGAACTGGAAATCGAGCCGGTGAAGAAGGAAGTCAAATATCCATGCTTTAAAAAATATATCATACCGGGCGAAGCATACGGAACGGTAATTCTTTTTACAGAAGGCGGATGCGGAACAGTTGTTGTTAAATCATCTGTGTGGCCGCTGGGGTGGCGCTCTGGCACGTGGGCAGAATTACTAAAACCGGAAGAATGGGTAGAAATCAAAGGCATCAAGGAGATTGAATAATGAGATTCAGATTCTGGGAAAAAGAGAAGCGAGAAGATGTATTGCCGCTACGACCCGTTGACCTTGCAATTCAATCCGGCGTTCAGAATTTATCAGCGTTCACAGTTGATGAACGTGAGGAAATATTGAACGGGATAGCAGCGAGGGCGTTTCCGCAAAAGAGACATTTGCACAGAAATCCCCGTACGGCAGAAAAGCCGTTCACGCCTGCCGAAGCGGGAGAAATAATTTAGCACCCCTGCCGCCAGCGTTGCATAACAAGAAAGGAGCAAACAATGGATAAGAAAGAATTGATATGGGTCGATAAAGAGTTCGCGCTTCGATGGAATAAACTGGAAGAAGCAAAAACTACCCGCGATGAACAGGAAAAAGTCTTCGACGCATACATGGCATCAGTTACCGCAGACATAAAGCGTGATTTTCGCGCCACGTTAGACGGGCTTGACGAAGACGCGGCCATATTCACCGGACTAATACTTAAGGTCAAGCAGGCATTTGAGAAGGCAAAGAATGAGCATCTTACCGCGTCATATCAGGTTTGGGAAAACTTTGACAAAGAGGCTCCGAACGTCAGCAAGAAAACTCAATCCCTTATTGACACGATTAAGCCTCTTAAAAGCGAATTGCAGGAATTGAATAAATTGCTCGGTCACATTGATACATCACAAATCGAGTGTGTCATTACGGCGGTTAATGGCTTAAACGCCCTGTACGGCAGTAGTAAGGAAATGATCGAATTTTTAATCAACAACTTTAAAAAAGAATAACCCTGCCGCCAGCGTTGAAGGGTGGAATAAACGCTTGACGAGCTAAAGACCTAGAGACGCGGGCAGGGTTTAGAAAGGAAAGAAAATGGAAAATGAAATTGTGGAAACAACATGCACGGATGTAGTGGCAACGCCAATCACAGACGATACGCTTATCAGCCTCGCAGAACAGGCAGAACGGCGCATTGACGCTATGACCAAAATTAAAAAGGTCAGCCTGAAGCTCACCAACCGGCACGATTGGACCGATCAGGGCGGCAAGCCCTATCTTCAGGTTTCCGGCGCCGAGAAGATCGCTAGAATGTTCGGAATCTCATGGAAGATATCGGACCCGACTCTTGAAAATCAGGAAGGCGGTCATTTTGGATTTACCTATAAGGGTTTCTTTTCTCTGGCCGGCGCATCAATCGAAGTCATCGGGACACGTTCCAGTAAGGACGGATTTTTCAAGAAGTACGACTACTCCGAAAAGGACACCGAGGGGAATAACGTCAAAAAGGAACTTCCGCCCTCCGAAATCGACCGTGGCGACGTTAAAAAGGCGGCATACACCAACTGCATCGGCAGTGGGATAACGCGCATCCTGGGGCTCCGTAACATGACCTATGAGGATCTGGAAGAGTTTGCTGGAATCACAAAGGACATGATCGTTACCGTTGGCTACAAAAAGAAGGGCGCGGAAAAAGACGGCATCAAATCAGAAGGCGCATTGACATCCATAATCGGCGTGGCCGACGTCCGCAAACAGACCGGCACGAATGCGAAGACCAAAAAGTCCTGGACGAAATTCATCATTAAGGACGGCGACGGGAAAGAATACGGGACATTCAGTGAAACGCTGGCAAATACGGCGAAAGAAGCGCGGGATGCCGGTTTGCAAATCGAAGTCACCTATATTGTCGGCCAGTACGGAAACGACATTGAAGCGATCAAGAAATGCGAACCGGGCGAAAGAACACCGGGGGAAGAAGGTTAATTATGATCGTCGAAAAGGTCATTGAATCGAAGGAACGCAAGATCAAGGGGTATCCGGTCAATAGCAACCGGGCCTCTGATTTGGGTATCCCGTGCATCCGGTATCACGTTTTAAACCGGACCCGCTGGCAGGAAAAATCATTGCATGATGTCGGCCTTCAATTTGTCTTCGATATGGGAAGTGAGATCGAGGAAATCGTGTTGAAAGAATTGGCCGAGGCCGGGATTAAAGTCATCGAGCAACAGCGATCCTTTGCATGGCCGGAATACCAGATCACCGGCCACATTGACGGAAAGATTTTTGCCGATGAGATTTATCCGATGGAAATCAAGTCATGCAGTCCGTTTGTTTTCAAGGCAATAAACACGATCGACGACTTGAAACAGGGCAAATATGCTTATCTCCGAAAATACCCGACACAGCTTAACCTCTACCTGCTCATGGACGGAAAAGAAAAAGGAGTTTTTATTTTCAAGGATAAGGTTTCGGGCCAGTTGAAGGAAATCTGGATGCCCATCGATTATGACATGGGAGAAGAAACGCTCAAGCGAGCCGAGGAAATCAATAAACACGTTGCCGCCGGAACGCTCCCCGGTCCCATCGGTGAAGAAATGTGGTGCGAACGATGCTCTTTCGCTCATATCTGCCTGCCTGACCAGATAGGAAAAGAGGTTGAGGTCGATACTGGCGAACTGGCGGTAATGCTTGACCGCTTGGAAGCACTGAAACCAACCGCCAGGGAATATGAAGAAATAGACAAACAGGTGAAGGAACTCGTCGAGGGACGCGAAAAAATACTGGCCGGAAACTGGTTCATCAGCGGGAAGTGGATAGACCGAAAAGCGGTGCAAATCGCCGCATCACGTTATTGGAAAAAAACAATTAAGGCTATTGCAGCGTGAAACCTCAAGAACAGACCCTAAAAGACCAGCTAATTGAACTGGTGCAACTTGGCAAAGAACACGAGCTATTGAAGGCAATAGTTTTCATTCAGGACTTTATCCAGAAGCAGGAAGCGATTGATAAGAAAAAGGAAGGCAAGGCGGGAGTATGAAAGAAAGACCGATATTATTTTCGACTCCAATGGTCAAGGCGCTACTTGATGGACGAAAGACCATGACGAGGCGGGTTTTGAAGCCACAACCTGAAGATGGGGCATATCCTCACCACGATGAGGCTGATGGCGTCGCCTTTGCGAACCCATGCTCATTCCATAAGTATCGTTTCTTCTCCGGAGACCGTCTTTGGGTGCGGGAAACGTGGTATTCGACTCCTGATAAAAAAGACCTACTTGGATACGTTGCCGATAATGACATTCCCCATGGCAAACCATACCGCATAAGACCGTCTATTTTTATGAGTCGCACTGATTCCAGGATTGACTTGGAAATAACCGGAGTCAGGGTTGAGAGATTGCAGGAAATAACGGAAGAGGACGCGATGAACGAAGGCGTTAATTGGCAGGACACAGCCGGTCTTGCACGATTTACGGCCAAGAAATTATTTATCAATCTTTGGGACTCCATCAACGGCAAGAAATATCCGTGGTCAAGTAACCCTTTTGTATGGGTTGTTGAATTTAAGCGTATTACGCAATTGTAAAGGAGCGAGTATGAAACACGAATTAAAGACAGACCCTGAAGTTTTTCAAGCAACCTACGAAGGAAAGAAACCGTTTGAAATCAGGTTCGATGACAGGGGTTTTGTGGTGGGTGACGTTCTCGCACTAAAGGAAACCCAGTTTTCAGGCGAAGAAATGAAGGCCGGTAAACCGTTGCTCTACACCGGGAGAGAGTTTTATTTCGACGTGAGTTACGTTCTTCATGGCCCTTGCTATGGCCTAAAAGACGGTTGGGTAATAATGTCGTAAAGGAGAAAGCATGAAGGACAAGAGCGTAGACGAATTACAAGAAATAAGTGAGATGCGTATACCTGAATCTGGATTAGCAAGACAAGAGATATCCCGCCGTTTCTCCGCCCTCAAATCCGAGGTCAAGCGGCTGACGGAGGAGAGTGATGCGCTGAAAATCAACACTCCCGTTTCGGATGATGACATTGTTGCGTGGGGAGAACGTCACGATCTGCGAATAACATCATTGCGCGATTTAAAATGCGCTTTTGACGATGCACGAACTTGGCAATCCGATTCCATGACGAAGGAGGAAAGAGGGAAATGAATCGGTATAGAACTTTAGAAAACAATAACGGAAAATGTATGGTGCAGAAAAAAGGTCTATTGCTTTGGATATGGTTAGACACCCACAACCGCTGGTGCAACTGGTATGGCAGTAAGTATCCCCGCATTTTCGACAGCAGAAGTGAAGCAAAAAAATTCATTGATGGAAATGACTATAAAACCATTACCTACTATCCATGACGAAGGAGGCCCGAAATGCTGACACCTGAAAACTTAGGCATGATTAAACGGTTGCAACCACTTTTTAAAGAGAAGATGGGAGAGTGGCAAGAGGGTGACGAGTATTATCTATTACATTTAGAATACTCAAAATTCTATTGCGATCAATGCGACACTACTAACTACCTAAATAATAGTAGTGTTCTTCGCATCCCCAAACCTATCGACTGGCAGAATCCAGAAAGAGGACTATGGGGGATGGTGGACTGGAAGAAGTTTGTAATAGTGGACTGCTGGGCATACGACCATATGTATATCAAGCGTAGGCCAAAGAATGAAAACGACTGGTCTAAGTTTAGGGCTGAAGCTGACCCCTTCACTGCCTTACTCAAAGCATTAGTCGAACAGGAGGGAGTATGAAGGACTTCAGTAAATTAAAGAAGAACGATGTTATTTGTATGCGGCAGTCTGGTGCGTATCAAGTAGTAATAGGATTTGATGAGTGGGGCAATCCTATAATCATTCCCATGCAAATAGCCACTAACCCCGAAAGCTGGGAAAAGGTAAAGCGTACAATGAGGACAAAACTATATGAAACTAACACCTGAAGAAAAGAAGCGAATCGTGGAGTGGATGTGCGAACATCCGATTGGTAATGTGGGAGAGTATTATTTTGAAACCGAAGATAATGTTTATGTGCCCGTTGACTTCTCCCTCAACGACGCTTCCCTGTGCGTGGCGGAACTGGTGAAGCAGGGTGGCCTCGATGAGTATTATCAAATTGCTATGCGCACATATTCGTTAGCGTCATTTCCCAAAGGAACGAAACAGCAAGATTGCTATGCGTGGCTCATGACCATGCAGGACGGCGAGGCGACAAACTTCTTCACGGCTTTAGCGGAATTTATAAAGGAAGGGAAATGACAACAGGAATTGAGCTGATAACAGAAGAACGAAAACGGCAAATTGAGGCTGAAAACTGGTCATCAAAACATGATGACGGCCATAAATGGGGAGAATTAGCATTAGCAGCTATGTGTTATGCGCACCCGTTGGTTAATAAAAAAACTGGTGTTCACCTGAGATGGCCGTGGTTTAAAAAGTGGTGGAAACCAAGCAATGACCCTATACGAAATCTAACAAAGGCCGGTGCGCTCATCGCGGCAGAAATAGACAGGTTGTTAAGGATTGCCCATGACACCACAAATCACGTTTAGCGGGAAAGGAGAAAGGAATGTCTCTAAAGAAATCAGTCGGAAATATGTACGAATGGGTTTCCCATACACATTGTCACTTGGGCGGGGAATGTCCGCACCATTGTTCTTACTGCTACGTTGATCATTTTCCGTTCGGGAGGCCGAAGAAATATCAAGGTGAACTTCGTCTGATTGAAAAAGAATTGTCGGTCAATTACGGTTCGGGGAAGACGATCTTTGTTGAAAACTGCAATGATCTGTTCGCTGAGGAAGTTCCGCAAGAATTTGTCCATAGGGTTATGCGGCATTGCAAGGAATATCCAGACAATATTTATGTCTTCCAGACAAAGAATCCCGCAAGGGCGTTTTATGTCGGGAAGATAAGGTGGCCCGAAAATTCCATTCTTGGCTGTACCATAGAAACGAATCGGCAAATGCACGAGATATCGAATGCACCCGACCCTGATGACCGGATGTATTGGATGAGTATGATAGAAGGCCGCAAATTCATTACCATTGAACCGATCATGGACTTTGATGTTGATATCCTCGCTTCTTGGATTGGCCGGATACGCCCCGAATTTGTCAACATCGGCGCAGATAGCAAGGGGCATAATCTGCCAGAGCCGACACCGGAAAAGGTTCACGCCCTTATTGCCGAACTGAACGAATACGGCATCGAGATACGGGAAAAGCACAATCTTGAAAGACTTTTTAGCGCTCCGACGACAATCCGATAGGAGGAAAATGAGTAAATATTCTAATCTTCACACATACGAAGTCAATGCCGACCTCGCCGCCCTGCGAGCCGAGAATGAGAGACTGAAGGCAGAAAATTCCAAATTAACTGATCACGTTGATTTGATGGTTGATGAATTTAAGCGAATTCGCGTTATAGTTGATAATAGTCCCGGTTGTTTCAACTCTTATCTGAAGCTGGAAGTGGAAGGGTTATGTGATAGGGCAATCTCTACAACCTACCAGCATGTTCCGGTAATAACTCAACGGGATAATGCAGAACAGGAAGTTGAGACGCTGAAAGCAGACAAGCGCGAACTGGTGGAGGCGATGGAAAGTGTATTGAAACGCGAGAGACAACTTGGTATATTTCACGCTACAGAAGAAATATTGCAAGCCGCCGTTGCCAAGCACGGGGATTGTACGCCCTGACCATACGATTGTATGGCGGGAGCGAACAGTATAACGCGGCGAGCCGGGAAACCGGGAATATTAACCCTTAAACCTTTTGGAGGTAAAACCCATGGAAAAGGCAATCGAAAGTGCAGTAAAGTTGTTGGCAGGGAAAATAACGGAAGATGTGAAATCAGAGGATGCCTTAAGATTCACACAAGCTGCGCTGAATCTGGAGCACGTACTGGCAGTAAAAGCAAACATTGAACAGCAAAAGAAGTAACCATCTAAGGGAGCAAGCGCACCAGGCTTGAGCGTAAGACCGGTCGAAACTCATTAACCTGTCCTGCCAGTTGAAGGACTGCACAGGGTGAAACAGGCCCCGCCTCTACTCCCGTTATTTGCTACCCAGCCTTGACGTTCTCTTTCGCTTCTTTCAGTTCGTCGGTGACTTGTGTAGATTTATTTACCATCCCCGTCTTATCAGCTACTTCTTCCAGCTAAGCAGGTCTTTAATCTTGTCAGTTGGCACGTTCGGGTTGAGGATTGCAATGATCTTCAGCGCAGTTCCGATGATTGCAGGTATCCCAGCTATTGCCATTGAATACTGAGACAAGACCATGTTTATCCAGTCGTTACTTAGAATTTGCATAATTTATCACCCACGCAAAGTTTATGATAGGCGGTCCATCCGCCGAGACAAACACCCCAGTACATGCACCATCGGACATACCACGGCTTTTCCCGTAGCGTCATGGCCTCAAGGAATACCTTGTTTGCCAGAGATTCGCTGACGATGGGCAGACTGTCCTTGCGGTACAGGTAGTCGTGCAGCACGGCCTCACGGTGCGCCCTGTCACCGAAAGCAGTATAGACGATAGGAAGTCTCGGCACTGAAGCAAAGTCTGTCTGGAAGCCCACAGGCACGGTTATTTGACAGTTTAAAACGTCGCTATCATAGACAAGCGGGAAATTCAAAACCCATATCGTGTCGTCATTCAAAAGTTTCGCATCTAATTCGGTATGAAATTGACTCATCATTTCACCTCTATCCACTTCGCCTTTTTATAGGCCTCCCGTGTGGCTGATTCATTTACTCTATAATCCACTAGAGCCCGGCATGATGCAGTCTCTATATCTCGCCTCTCTCTGGCATATCCCAAGCTTTCCGTTTGATAAACAGTTACACCAGGTTTCAATGTTACGCGATAAGTAGTCACACCGAGGATGTCCGCTTTAAGGATTTTGTAGTCGCATTCCCCCCAAACCGGCAACGCAAACAGAACAGCAATGATGACTAAAAATAGTTTTTTCATGGTTTCACCCCTATTTCGTCCCTGCCTGCATGCCGATCACAAAGTTGTCGATCACGGCTTTCACATCGGCATTACTGAGGACCGGAAGTTTTCCCGTCACTGCGTCAAAATTGATCGCGGTCAGCAAAGCATTCGCTTCGATCATGACAACCGGATTGTCTTTCACTGCCGGAAGCAATTCAGTGATCCCCTGCTGTAAAAGGGAATTGAGGACCGCATTGTCGGACCCGCCGTCGATCTTTGCCTGAAACGCCACGACAACAGGCAGAACGCTCTTCACGAGTTCCGGTTCATAAATTGCCACTGCGACACCGGCAGCATTCGCCGCCAATTTGATTGCATTTCCACAAAATAATCTGCTCATTTTCTAACCCTCCGTTAATAGTTGAATGTTTTCGAGCGCCCTATCTGGCACTTGATTAAAATATGCTGAATCCTGCATTTCCCTTGCCGCGTCATTCCAACGTCCTGTGTTGATCGCCGCTACCATGTGAACGAAGCGCCGCGCCTTGTTAATCCCCAGTTGGTAAAGGAAATCGGCAAGAGCGTCCTGCCGATTTTGCGTGAAGAAATCCCAATCGGGAAAAAGTGTGTAGCAATCTTTTTTTGCCGTGGCGATGTCCTGCTTCAGGTACTTTTCGGCGTCTTCAATGGTGCCGAGATAGACTTCACCCTGCCGCACCCGATGACCATAATAGATGGTCTTTAACCCCATTGTGTCGTTGTAAACCGAGAGACTCAGCCCCTCGTGTTGTTTTATGCGGTCTTCGATGTTCATTACGCGCCCCCATGCGGAACAATCACGTTGCCAGTTTTTGCCCTGGCGCAGTCCGCGTTCTGACAATCAATCTCATGGTAATGATTATAGAGCCGTTTCCAGATGTCCTTTTGATCGGTCTTTATTCCTACGAGAATGAAGAAACTAAGTCCATTAATCACAGTAAGCGCAGCTCCGATTATTCCAATCCACAATGTTTCGGTCATCTTGACAAATCCCCCCCCGTTTTTATTCTTCAATCACCGGCGGTTCGATACTTTCGGCTAGCTCGCCGCCATGCTCAAATTCGGTTTCCTTTGGGATCGCATATTTCCCGTCCCACGTCGGTATCGGCGGTGCAATAATCATCGGCTGCTTTCGGCTTTCACCGTCAATGACTTTTTGCTGTGCCTTCCTTGCTGCTTCTGCGTCTCCGGTAGTGTTGAATTTTATAAACATATTAATTCCTCGTTGCTGTGGCTGTGAAACTGGCTGCATTGAGATTAACTCCCGCGTCTGCTGCGGGGGTAGAAAACCATGCGCCCAATCCTGAAGGGGTAAGGACTTGCCGAAGATTAACGGCTGTAATTGTTGTAACATTCCCAAGGCCGCCAGTGTTCGAGAACTCAAGTGTTGTATTTATGGCGGTCTTGTAAATATTGCTTTGCCCATTAGCAATAGCCGCCGTTGTTGCGCTACCAACGTCGAGTTTGGTAGTTCCCCCGATTGATTGTGTTGACGTGAGCGATCCCTTATATAGAGCAGACGCGGTAATAAACCCCGCTTTATAAATATACCCCGTCGCGGCAGCGGTATTCGTGAACGAATTGGCAGTTGTTGCCGTGGTATTGAGAAAACTCCACCCAGAGGTAAAACCATAGGTAGCTAAAATATTACTTCCTAACGTCTCCCCCGTACCTGCCTCACCAACCAGCACTTTCAGATTCTTCCCTGCGCCGTCGTTCAGATTGAGATAGAATCCCTTTAGCCAGCGAAGATCGACGGACGGGTTAGAGAGAAAGAGATACGCACCTGCGCTTGAGATACCCACCGTCAAGCCGGAAATGACAACACCTGAACCGTACTTGATGGCATTGATGTTCTCGTTCGTCACAAACTGCGTCTGTGCTGCGCTCGGCAAAGACTGGTAGGCAACGGTTTCTTGTTCGAGGGCGGGATAGATCGTCTGCGCCCCGAAGCAAGGAAGGGCGATCAGCAATATAAGGATTGAGAAAATAAACTTTTTCATAGCTCCCCCTTACTGTGTGAGCGTCCGGGTGAATTTAACCAAAATTCCGGTCAGGCCAATTTTTTGAGCATATGATCCGCTCGTCAGTCTATCGGCCAGAATCCTCAATTTCTTGCCCCCCGCCGGAGTATTCGCTATGGTGATTGCCGCCGTCTGAGTGCCTATCATTTCACCATACTGCACGAAGGTAGCATCTGCCGTGGTCGTGGATGTGACAGCCGTGCCGCTTGCCTGCGAAAGACTTTGGGAATTTCCCACTGCAAACCCGCTGAAGGAAAACACAATCGTTTCACCATTAGACGGAGCCGTCGCGTTTGTGACCACCATGTAAGGCGTGATTGTGATCGTCCCTGCATTCCAGTCGTTCGGCAATAAAAGGTCAAATGAAAGAGTCTGTTGAGCAGAATTGAGGTATTCCCTTGCTATGGCCGGTCGTGTGTATTCGTAAAGTGTGAACTTACAGGCATTCGAGGCCGCTGCCGTGTTGGTTAGGGTGATAACCGTGGCGTTTCCCGTGGCCCGGAAATAGATTGTATTCGCTCCCGCTGCCAGGGTGGTTGTAGGCACGCCCCCTGTTCCAGATAAAACAATGTGCTGGCCGGATGTATGTGTTTCCGTGGCTACGATTTGATAGAGTTTATTCGTGACAATCGTTATCGAATTGGAAACAGCCGTCTGGGTTCCAGAGGTCGAATAAACAAGAGCATCCAAATCAATATGGTTCGCATTTACGGTCAAAGCATCAAACGGCGTCGCTCCCTGCGTCCAGACGGCATTTGTGCCATTAATCAAGAGTTGGCTGCCCACTGCACCCTGAACCCCGATCGCAGCATCGGGAGCCGCAACAACCGAATCCATGCCAGCGCCGACGGGGATGTATTGGTAATCGGCAACGGTAAGAGATGCCCCGTTTATCGTCCCCCCCGTTATCTGGACGTTCGAGGGGTCGTAAACGATCCCGCTAGTTCCCGCGTGTTGAGACTGCCCCATAGATGGGGTAAAAAGTATAATCAGAAATATTGTAAACAGTATTTTTTTCATGTTATCCTCCTGTTACTTGCTGTAAAACCCATTATTAAAATATCTTACTGCTTCTGCCGTTGTTGCAAATTCAACCACCTGCACTGCTGCACCCGTCCCTTTGTAGAGTTTCCCGTCGTCCGTATCCTGACAAAGAACACCATGAGGAAAATATTTTGATTGATTACAATTTGAATCGGTGAGAATCCCTCCGGAAAAAGGAAGGGCGGAAGAAACCGATCCATCCGGCAATAAATATTTATCCGGCATCGGCGGTAAATTTTCATATCCTTGAGCTTTTACCATTCCGGGTAAAAACAATAGAAATATAACAATCAGTGTAATTATCTTTTTCATATCCCCTCCATATTACTTTGGTGTATGTGCTACCTGAGCGCCTTCATCAAGCCATGGTGAAACATCCGTCACATCATAAGCATAAACTGTCTTTCCCGTCGTCGTATTCCATACCGGACGGCCCACTGTCTTATTTGTGGTATTAATCGCGTGAGTTTTGTCTTCCAGTTGAGCCGATGTCGCTATGGTGGAATTGTAGCCCCAAACGCCGTGATTGCTGCGAGAGACGATGTTCAGCGAATTGCCGTTATTAACATAGGCCTCGGTATAGTTCTTGATCGTGTTTCCTGTGAAATTCAGGTCTTTTACGTATTGAAAAACAAACAGGCGTCCTTGTGGAGTTGTTAGCCCCTGCGCCCCGCAATCTACGTAATTCCCTGAAAACGTGCCGCCGCCAATACCAAGAAAGGTCAAGCAGTTCGATAGTCCTTTGCCTGATCTAGTCGTAAAGTTATTCCCGGTCACGGTTAATGACAGGATGTCAGTGTACCCCGTGGGAGCCCCGCCGTGGTAGCCAAAAGTTGAGCCTTGTGTAAAACCGGTATTCGTTATATTTCCGGTGACCGATACATGGGACCCGCTAAGCCAGAACAAACCATAATAAAGTGTCGAAGAATTAGAGTCATCGGTGATTATGTTGTCCGCAGCGATAACTTCAGAAGTAGAGTCAATATTGATTACTGATTCAACCCCAATCGTATTATAAAAATCTAATGGCTGAAAGGCCCCCGCTCCATAGAACTGAAACGGGTTGATTATCACATTACCCGAGATATTTGTTATATAGGTGCCCTTATTGCCATAGTATGAACTGGGCTGACCTGCAATGGCTGAACCAAACGTATTCTTGATCATGTTGCCCAAAACAGAAACGCCAAAACTGCCGTCCAAGCCAACCCCGATACCACAATCCGTAAGGATATTCCCCTGAACCAACACATTATAAGTATAATCATCAGGCCCCCATTCATCCGGCCCATTTGCTATAATATCTATCGCAGCATCCTTCGTCCGGTGAACTGTATTGTTTATAATCTTGATATCCGGAGCGTAGTAAGGCCAAATACCGGTTCCCATTATTTCCTCAACCCGGCTGTTCTGAACCACTGTCCGATGGGAACGCCCGATTGCTATTCCGTGAGTCTTTGCCCCCAACACGTATACACGGTCGATCAAAATGTCTTCAAGAAGAGTAAATGGGGCAACCCCAGTTATCTCTGAGGTACCGATTGCTATCGTGTTGTTCATGTAAATAGAAGAACCACCGGTAACAAGGGCGGTAGGCATGGTAACCCAGGTAACTTGAAAGTTCTTCAACTGGACTCCGCTGGCCGTCACCCATATGGGAGGAACCGTTGATTCGGTCGGAGATAACGTCGTTTTAAGCACCGATCCCCACCCATTACCCTCAAGAGTAGTATATGCTTTTGTGATAGATAATGATGAATATCGATATGTTTTATTGTCTGCTAATCTAACCGTTCCGCCGGTACTTGGCACGGAGTCGAGCGCCGCTTGAAGCGCTGCTGTGTCATTAGTAGTGCCATCTCCTTTCGCCCCAAACCATTCGGGATATATCTCCCCCCTGTCGGCAGGGAAGATTGCCTTGGCGTACCAAGTTTTTGATGCGAATCGTGACGCGCTTAGAACCTCGTCAAATAACTGCCCGCTTTCGTAATCAGCATCATCGACATAAAACAAAAACGAACCATCGGCTCCGGTTGTAACGGAATTAATGGCCGTTCCACCAGTCGAGGCGGTGTATATACTAGCCGGTGTGCTTGTTCCGGCAAGAAAAACACTCACCGTTGCCCCCGCAACCGTTCTCCCCGATCCGTCCCTTGCTATCCCCTGTTCGATATAGCGCATTGTTTTACTCCTAGAAGTTGACGATGACCGTTGTTGAAGAACTAGAACCAGAGGCAGCGTTAATCATTTTCAGTGTTCTTACGGATTTCCAGCCGCCAACAACAGTGCTTTGTGTGTTCTGCAAGAGAACCCCGAAACTGGCAGGTGTTCCAGCCGCATTAGTGGGAGAAACGCCACCACAGGCAATTCTGATGCTGTTTGTTTCTACCGAGACAAAGGCAGAACGCGCCGGGACCAGCGGAGAGTCGAGAGCGCCCGAACCGGCAACGGCATAGGTCGTAGTGCTGACGCGCAGATTTTCACCGGAAACAAGTTCTCCGGAAACTTTGTAAAAGAAAAGAATCCCCGCCCCAGTGGAACTACCAAGCGCCCCGCCGGTTGTAATGACTCTGCCTACTTTAATAACCGCCCCTGAAGTCTGTCCGGTAAGTTTCACGCCATCAACAAGGCTTGTGCTTTGCCCGGCAGTAAAATAGCAATAATGCGGATATTCGCGCTTAGGGCTTAAAATCCATTCGTCCAAAGCCGTTGCTGCGTCTAAAACATCACCGTTGTACTGCAAGGTGATATAAGCGTCTCCATCGTATGCAAAAGCTAACATTGTTCTTCCTCCTTAAATAAGCCCTCTACGGCTTCGTCATAATCACACCATTTTATTTTTAATTCGTTGCACATTAGTTTCTCTATCGCCGTGGCGAATTGATGCTCGTTGTAATAGGGAGCGTTCCGGTCATCACCTGGTTCTCCTGTTTTACCGTCGTGGTCGAACTGCTGGTCGAACTTCTGAATATCCCTTTCTTGAATCTTCCTTTTAAAGCAAAGCCATTCCTCGATCATTTCATGAAGAGCAATTAGAAATTCATAATCAGGGTTGCCCATGTCCACAACTCGCACCTGCACCATGTCTGCCAGTGGTCTCCAATAATCACCGGCTGAATCAACTCCGTATCGTTCAACTAACTGCTTCAACGGTATGCTCTTGATATTAATTTCCATTACATTTCAATCCCGAATTGTTTGCCGTCTGTAATCATCTTTTCAACTTCGCTCATGTGGATATGGTCAAATTCAAGCTCAAGCGTCTTTACCTGATCGGCCATGTCGTTTACTTTATCGACTGCTTCTTTCAGCGTCTTCCCCTGTGATACCACCGCGCCAAAATACCCACTTGATTCATTTGGTGTGCAATAATAATTTCCATTGTGTTTATAGGAATGTCGCAACTTCACGTTGCCTTGAATCTCTTTGGGGAAGTCCACGCAGATTTCATTCTTTTCGTTCCACGAAGACACCAGCACGATCATTGCGCCGTATTCATTTTCGTATTTCATTTCCGGTATTTTACCATCCGCCACATCAAAAACATCCTGTGCAAATGTAGTGTAACTTTCACAAATGCCTTCGCCGGGGGGGGAGCCGAGGCGGGCCGTTAGATCAGTAAAGCGAACTTCACCTTTTTTGTTTATCCGCGCTTCCGTTGAGTATGCACCACGATAGCCGCGAGCCTTAAATTCAGGCGACATCTTCTTGTCAATGCCGTCAAGAATCTTCGGGAGCTGCTTCACTATCCGGTAAACGTAAGACTTATCCTTGTTTTCATATCCAATCGTGCCTGTAGGCGTAAATTCACCGTCTATGCAGTACCTATCGCCACCGCTTTCAACAACGCAAGGAAACGAGTCCTGAATGAGAAGTTTAATCTTATCCGCGCCTCCTTCTCCAAGGTGCAATCTCTGGTAATCCAGCCACGGCTGAAACGTCTTCATGCTGTGGAAGTGAATCGTGTCAAAGTCACCCCTGCACCACGGAAGTTTTATCCACTTATCTTCTTTATCGGCCAAGTGCTTTTCGGCGGCATCCAGACCCTTAACAATGACCGTTTTAATCACCGGCAAGCCAACTTGCTTCAGGGTCTTCAGGAATAATATCTTGTCGATTTCCAAGTCAGAAGACAATCCTGAACCGAATACACGCTTTCCTTCTTTTCGCATCCGATCGCAGATTTCGCCGTCAAACTCACCGGGGAAGATAATCAAGTCGGCCTTGTCTTTGTATTGCTCAAAGTCGTCTATCTTCTCAACACCGTCCATTCCAGAACCGATTAAGTCTTCCTTATTCTTCGGCTGTCTTCCGAGAATGGGGGTATAATGCCATACCTTCTCTGCTTTGGCGGCAAACGTCTCTGCTAAATATGTGTGATCGCCTCTGTCAAAAATAAGGACTTTTGCGTGTTCGATGGTCATTATTTCAGCAATGCCTCTTGTTCTTCCCTGCGCTTTTTCAGCGTATTCGCTAGATTATAAGCAGAACCACTACCCAAGTCGTCCGGCTGCTTAACGGCCTGTTTGTCTTTGCCTTTAAAGTACGCATAAGCACCACCGCCGACGGCCATACCGCCTGCTCCGATCAGCAATGGGCTTGCCTTACCGGATTGATTATTGAGAAAAGAAATTGTATTGGCAACGGCCTTTTGTTCAGCCGGTGATAACTTGGTTTCAGTTGTTCGCAGGAATTTAATTAAACTTTTCTTAACAGCCTGTGAAGTTAAAACCGTTTTGCCTATTTTATATGTTCCGTAAAGAGCCAATGCGCTTAATGCCGCAGGGCTGGTAATAGTATTCACCAAACCGCTTCCAAATCCGTAATGAGCCATTGCGCTAAGACCACCAGCAGCACCAGCCGCCGCCGCAGCTTCCGCCGTTACCCACGGATGCTTTCTCATTACGCTTGTGAGCTTTTGAAACTTACTGGGGTCTATTGCGCCAGCCGCGCCCGCATTAACGGATATTCTTTCTGAAGCGCGATACATATTCGATTGCTGTTTTAGTAAATATTTAAACTGATTCCCTTCGGGAAGCTCACCGGCAACAAAGTCATTAGCCGCTTTCCTTACGTCATAAATTGCATTTGCCCTGACATTATCCCCTTGAAACTTGCTCGCCCAACCGGGGAACTTGTCGTTCATTAATTTGTCGAAATCCTTTCTTGCCTGTAAAACGCTGCTTAACGTCTGCGGCTTTTTAGCAAGCAGATCGGTAAACGCTTTGACGGTCTGATTGTAAGTCGCTTCTTTGGTTGCCTCTCCCGCAAACACAACATTACTTTCCTCTTTTGCGGCTGATAATACTTCATTCAACTTCCCGCTATTTAATGCCTTGTCGCTCTGCGCCGGAAGGCTTTGGGTTTGTTCTGCCAATTCACCAATTTTCTTGTATATAGCGTCAACATTTTGACTGACATGCGCTTTCGGGTCAACAACGCCCTCAACTGATTTAGCGATCTCTATGTCTTGTTTCGTTGTTTTCAGGGTAGTCGGCTGAAAGAATCCCGGCTTCTTTTCTGTTAAATGAGAAGCTGCGGCTTTAGCCTGCCCACCATTTGCCCCCTTGCTCATAGTTGAGAAGTCACGCTTAACCATGTTCAGGGTATCCTGGCTTACTTGCTCGGAAAGATTCTTTTCGAGAGCGCCCGCCGCCTTGCCCGCCGCTTTTCCAACCATCGGCGACACGGCCTCGGTGCCCATCTTTCCGGCCTTGCCAATCGGCAGGATAGCAGCAATGTTTAGCGCAGACCCAACTTCACGGTTCGACAATACGTCGCCTATCGGCTTTCGGATACCGGAAGGTATGGCCTGTATTCCTTGATTAACAGCGCCGCCAACTGTCTTGTTTATTGATTCGTTCATGGCCTTCGGGGTAATGGCATGATACGCAGCCTTTGCCCCGCCCATCGCAATATCAGTCACCCCGCCTGCCATGTCGCCAATCACGTTAAATGCTCGTCTAGGAGCCGCAACGATTGATTGACCTAGTGATTCATCGCCTCGCGGAGAAAGTTCCTTCGCAATGCTATTTCTCGCTTTTGCGCTCGCTTCACGAAGGAATGACTTTTGTTCTGGTTGCGCCGCTGATTGATCGGCAGGCTGGCCTCCAATAAGCCCACGTTTCCTCGCTTCAGCAAGCAACGGCTTCTTATCTTCCGGTAAGATTCCCCTTTTCTCTGCTTCTAATAAAAGGTCAAAGTCGGCCATTCTATTGCCCCAGTGCTTTCAATAATTCTTCGTTTGACATTTTAGATGGGTCTTGTGCTTTCTTTGTTGATGGAGGTTTCTTCCCCTTAATCTCATCATCCAAGTCTTGAATCTGTTTCTTTGTCGCCCTGCGAGCGTTTGCCCCCAGTTCATTTCCCATGTTCATTACTTTCATGATTTCAGCAAACGGCAGGTTTTCGTCGTGAACCATTTTCATGTATTTCGCCTGGCCTTCAGAAACTTCCTGAATACCCAAAGAACCAGATTCGACTTTCGCCACTTCGTTGGATGTGCTTTTCAATACTAATTTTATTGCCGCAAGATCACCAGAACCAATAAACTCCTGCGCCTTGTTGAGCGGAAGATTCGCCCATCGCTGAAAATTAGAACCATACTTTGCTCTAATGCGTTCAAGCGTCTTTGTGTTTTCCTCGATCTTGTTAATAAATATTCCCTGTGCCGCATCCATCTTTTTGGCCGCATTCATAGCCATGCCCTGCGCTTTCAGTGCTACTCTGCTGGCCTGTGCGTCTGCGTTCGTCTCACCATTGGCGCGTAAATACTCAGCGTACCCTTTTGTAAATGCGTTCCGGCTCTCCGTGTCCCTGAACTGGAAAGGCGGAATCTTTCCGGTGGTCTTGTATTGCTCAAACCAAATGTTTTTGTCGTCTGGTGCGAGCTTTCCAAACCCTCCGCCGCCGTTTATACTGATATTTGTCTGTGATTGCGTAGTGCTTAAAATCTTCCCGTGTTTCTTCGGGTCATACGGTTCCCTTACTCCATCAGCCCTTGTGACAAAGTTTCTGGCCTCCTTCGGGTCATAAGAAACGGTATCTCCGCCTTTTTCCGTGACTCCCTTTTCCTGAAATGACGTTCCAGCACCAGCCGCCTTTTTCTTGTCTTCAAGAACAATCGCTTGTATTTCAGCCTGAGCGTCCTTATCCCCGCCCCATGCCGCCATGATCTTATTCGGGTCAATTCCGGGATGTGATTCCATGATCTTCTTAACCGAATCTTCGGCTCCCGTCAGTTTCGCCTGATACATGCCGCGCTTTTGCTTATTTTCCGAAAGCTGCTTGTTCAATCCCTGCGTTTCTTTCACGAGGTTGCCCATGTCACCGGACTGAAGGCGCTCCTTCCAATCGTTTTGGAGTTTTATGAGTTTACTGGCCGCACCACTTTGGGGGTCATCTTTTGCCTTTTTTTTCAGGTCTGCTTGTTTTGCAGTAAACTCATTAGCTAATGACTGTAATGTTTCCGAGTTCTTTGTAAACTGCGTGGTAAGTTTTTCATCTTCCTTGGCGAGATACTGCATCGCGCCATTCAACATTTGATGCTTATCAAAATTGCCGAGCGTTTCTTTGTATTCAGCCATGTCACGGGTAGGCATAAATTCACGCCCATCCGCGCCTTTCTGCCACTTGTCTTTCGTGGAATCAAAGAACGAACCTTGAAACTCAGCGGGTATTTTTTTGGCGATGTCTTCTTTGTAAAGAGGCTTGTTGAGGCGTTCTTCTTCGGCCTGCGCCTTTTTGAACTCAAAACCCTTAATAGCCTGATTCTGATCCATTGCCTGCATTTGCTTTATGTTTGTCGCGTTTGCGATACCCTGGCTGAATCCTTCACCAGCGCCCGAAACTGCCGACAATGCCGCATCACCGATGTCCATTGAATCCCCCTATCCAAATAAACCATCCATGAAACTAAGCGATTCTCCCCAGTCAAATTGACTTAAAGATTCCGCCGTTCCCTGATTCGCTTCGTTCATCCAATCGCTTGCTTCGCCCATATTGGAGTAATCCAAACCCTGCGGAGCGCCGCCCCAGTCGGTAGAAATGTCTTGTGGAGTAGTACCGCTCACAAGGTCTTTCGCTCCCTTAAAAGCTCCCGTCAGTTTTCCCGTGGTCGCCATATTAACAATTCCACTAGCAGCACCTCCGGCCAAATTCGTTGTGAACTGATCTGATTGCTGCTTCATGGCCTTCTCGTTAAATGCCTGCGACCAATTCTGATTCTGTTTCTGAAGATCAATGGCCTGCTGACGCTGATTGTTTTTCATGGACGCATCAAGGTAGCCCTCCGCCAAAGACGCATCCATGCCCCGGTTTAAATCCTGATTGCCGGTCATTCCTCTTTGCTGATTGAGCGTTAAAAATTGTTTATAGTAATCGTCTAAAGCAGCCATCGGCAATCTCCTTATTTCTTGCTTCCAACAACCCCGCAAACAATCTGCAAGATTCTGAAATTAACTTTCCCAAATAAGCTTCCTTCACCAACGCCCATCTCGCCTGCCATGTATCGGGATACGGGAGCCATGAAGAAACTAACAATGAAACTAACGACCTTTGATTTCTTCATCTTCTCAACGGTGGGTATTGCCCATGACAAATACCACTCGTATTCATGCTTATCCATTTGCTTGCCGAACTTTGCATCGGCCTTGAATGTTTCCCGTGAAATCCTCTTTTGAATGTAAAGCTCTGTGCAAATGACAGTACCAACTGCCTTGAGGATGTCACCAACGGGATCCAATAATTGCTGTACTTTATCTCGTTTTTCATCTTCACCGAACAGCAAATCCGCTACGGAAAAAGGAACCGCGTCTATGCTTGGAGTTCTTTTATAGTCTAGCGTGTATCCCAGGCTATACAGGGGATTTTCTGCATTTAATGGGACACCTTTATCGTGCAGGGCTTTGCCGCCTGCCGAAAAAGCAGAACTTAGCAGGGTTGTGCCTACCACTCTAATTGCGTGTGCCCACATCCCACTAGCCACGCCGCCTACAACTCCGCCGATAGTTCCTCCTAGTGTAGCCGCGCCAGCGCCGCCGGCCGCCGTCTCTGCGCCAACACCTGCCGCCTCCGTTCCCCCCGTTATCGCAAGATTAGAAGCCTGATTTGCCTCCATATCTGCCAATATTGCTTTTGCCATCGGGTCTGCGGTTGACCTTATCGCTTGGTCCATCGTCTCGTAATTCGGACCTGATAGCGCAACTGGATTCAACGCCTTATCCGCTGCTGTATATGCCAGTGTTCCGATCTTCGCCACGCCAAAAGCATCTGCTACAATCGGATTTCCCTTTGTCTTGTCTCCTTCGTAAGCCGGCGGTTGCATCATGTTGATATTCTGCCCCGGAATCATCGAGGAGGTGGAGTTCTTGTCTTCTTTGGGGTTGTACCTGTCATCCATACTCTGAAGGTTTCCGATTGCCTGAACATTAGATGGACGATCAGCGGCGATCTCATAAGAAGCAGGTTGATTTACATTCCTGCTCGGTTTTCCCAAAATAGACATTTGGCTTGGCTGCCCCGACTTGTCTTTAATCTGTGATAAATAATCGTCAATTAGTCCCACGTCATTACTCCGATAAGTCTTCTCTAATGACCCTGTAAAGGCCAGAAACAAACAAAGGATTAAAGCCACCTTGCACATCGCTCACCGTTGCCTCAAATTCAAAGCTATGGAAAACACCCCGAACAGATAAACTCCTACTTGCTTGAAAAATGCGCTTTCCCGTCACGTTTTGGTCAATGCTTGCAATCACCGGCACTGAAGATGCCATCGAACCGTCAGCGTAATGCCTTACTGTAATCTTCGCCGTTGTGGTGCTTGTCTTGCCTGTGAGCTTGACCCTGCGAACTTCCTTGACGTACATGCATGACTTGTCAATCGTGCCATCCGGTAATCTGAATTTACTGGTAATAGCAACACCGTCAAACGTCGCGCCGGTTTCCAATCTCTCCAAGAACCCATCATCAGTCCCGCCATAGACGAACTTATTGCCGATGATGTCTTCGACTTCAAATCCACAGGTTAGATATTTTGCGCCACGGACAATTTGATACCACTTGCGACGAGTAAGGTCATAAACCCATTCCTCATTCAAAGTGGCCGATGATCCCGTTGCGATCATGATATGATATTCAAACTTTCGCGCATCATAGAAAGCAGTAAATAAATTGGAAACCGCAAGGTTGATATAATTAGCATTGCTTGGGTCAAACCTATCGGATATGTCAGAAGAGATATTAATAATCGAGTTGGCATCGAACATGACCACGCCGGAAGCGGAAAGCCAAACAACAACGTGCTTAGTTAGGCCTGGCGCGACTTCGTACCCAGTATCACAAACCTTCATGGTCTGCGGAGCGATACACCCGATGGTGTTTGCTGTTTTATAAACGATGTAGTTTTCTGGCGACGTTCCATCGACAAGGTACGTTTGATTTCTCTTGCACACAACAAGGTTCTCGTAAATCGAACCACCGTATCTGGTGAACAGCGGAGCCGCACAGACAACTTCCTGCGTTCCGCCGAACGTCAACTTCGGGCTATCTATGCCATTAAAAACGCACACCGTTCCGTAAGAACTCCCAACTCCTGTATTCTTCGCTTCTGACTGATCGTTTAAAAGCCAAAGCCTATTCTGCCAAAGAACGGGGAATCTGTAAGGCCGTAAAGTAACCTGCGCCGGTATTCCGGTGACGTTATCGACATGAATAGATGCAGAAAGTTGCGCTGAAAAATAAATCCTGTAATAAAACCATTGGGCGCTATTGCCAACGGAAGTAATATTTTCCGACTTGTAATCAGCCGCGTTCCATGTTACCGTTCCAGACCGATTAAATGACACGCCGCCAACGGAAGTGCTGTCATTAACAGTCCCAACAGTGACCCACGCCGACCCGTTCCAATACTCAACCGTGATAGTGGCTGTTGACATATTGACATTTGTTTCACCGAAAAAAAACTTGAATCCCAAAAGTCTTTCATTAAATCCCACATAAATATAATCGCCGAGAGGAAAGAATCCTAATTGAATATATGTTGTTGCGGCGGAAGCATAATAATCAAGTTTATAGGCATTAAGCGTCATGTCAGAATAGATATTATATACTCCACCGAAATATCTGATAAATGAAAAGATTTGTCGCGGCGAACCGTCCCAAATATCGGCAAGCGGTTGCGCTGGGCAAACAACGGCTACTTGGGAGATTGTCATTGTCCCACCTGCCTCTATTCCGTCAAAAATAACCCGATAGTAATAGGCGACGTTCTCGTTAATTGCCTTAACCTTGCACAGTCCTACGGTGGATGTGAAGGATATTATCCCGGTCTTTGATAAAGTCTTTCCTGCGGTAGCCGTTCCATCGGAAAGAGACGCAACACCGGCAAACGCCGTCCCAGACCAGTAATTAACGGCAACGGTCGCCGCTGACGCATTGGCTGTTTTAATGTAAAATTTGATTCCAGAAATCGGCCTTGTTGACCCGATATAAACATACGCATTCCCATCGTCACTGCTTACTAGGGTGAAGACATTTTCAGCATCAGTCAGGTTGTTGTTGGCGATGATGCTGTAATCGTAAGAAAACGTCCCGTCAGGGTCATAGTTGATCAGCTTGGCAATCCGGTATTCATTCCCCGAATAAACGTAATTTGTGTAGCCATCGCACATCATCATGCTCTGATCGGGAGCTTCAGAGAAATTGACATAGTCGTTTGTCGGAAACGGGATAAATGAAGTAAACGAGTCTTGACCGGGAACGACAACCGAATTATCGGATTTTAGTATTTTAGAATTTGCGCCGCTTGTGGTTTGCGCGAAGATATGGCTTTCTTGACTTGGAACTTCTTTTTTGAAATGAAATCCGCCCTTGACTTTTGTATAGGCAAACGCAGAGGCATTATTTTTCGACATCCCCAAAATAGGTTCAATTCCACCATCGTTGTATCTGAAGTTCTGCAACGTCTGGAAATGAGCTTCAGGCAATAATACAGGGTCGAGCTTTGTTATAAGCCGCCCGTTCAAAGGGTAGTCAAATGCCTTGATCTCAGAGTCTTTAAGTCCGGCCATTATTTAATTCGTCCGCTAAGATAATCTTGTGTCGCTTTGTCTAGTTCGCGCATTGGAACGCCCTTGCCGAATCTCTTTTCCATTTCTTCCCTTCTGGCATCGGCGTCAGCTTCGTACCGTTTATTCAGCCTGACTTGATCTGCCATTAAATCAGCCGCTGTCCTGCCCGTAACAATCGACCTCTGTGAACCGTTAAACATTTGTAAATTCCTTTCTATTTAATTGACCTATCCCGATACGATCTTTTGTTAAGGTTAAAGTGCCAACTCACCTGATTGATCGCCCTCTTTGTGTCGAACGTCCCGCGCCTGCACATCCTGTCGAAGTGCTTATACATAGCGTCACCGTAATTCGGCTCGCGGTCACGGTATTTGTAAAGCCAGCAGGAATAGTAAACCAAAGCCATTTCAAGGCTTGAATCGAAACGATAAGATTCATACAGGGAATAAACGGGAAGAGGTTTTTGAATATATTCGACGGTTGCAACGTATCCGGCAACTGACGGCGCTACGCTAAAAACAATCTGCTTTTTGTTCTGCGGAATAATCACATAAGCATCGCCGCTCGTCCAAAAATCATTGGTTCCATTGAACATGGCAGTTGCAAGCGCGGAGTTTGATATTTTAGCCGAGACAATGCCTTCACTGCCGTCAGTCGTGTCGTAAATCTTATCGCCAGCGGAAACACCGGCAAAGGGCGCGGTCGTGTCATTCAGTGTGCTTAAGCCACCAGATGAGGCGGTTGTTGAGGTCGCCGTTCCGGTAATGTTAGTCTCTGCCGTTTGTTTATCGACAATGCTGAACGACGGGGGAACGGGAATGGCTGTTGCATGGCTGTTCAACTTCACCCGCTCGTAAGACATCCAATTCAGCCAGAAATCAGACGAGCCGTCGTTCAGCTTCAGCACAAATTCATTGAGTGAGTTCGTGACATACAAACAGTTGAAGTCTGCCGGTAAATCGTAATTGGCTTGGTTGGCAACGGTCGTGATTGTCGTTGAGGCAGTAAGAGCCTTTGTCCGCGTACCAAGTTCCTTCGCCGCCTCATACAGATAATCATAAGAAGTCAGAGCGTCCAGAAAATTTCCAGACGATGACTCCTGTAAAACTTTACCCTGCTTGTACGTCAATGACTTGCCGTTCATCGTTACACCTTAGTCCTTGCGGAGCCATTCGGAGTTTGCGTCTTCACCAACCGCCGATCTGCACAGTTGCCATAACTTTATGGCATCGCCGCCCTTCAGCTTTCCCTTTTCTGTCTTGAATCCGTTAATTTCTGCCATCCTGCGAACTTGGGGAGTTGTATCAATGCAATGCGTCACGTCTGTCTGGACAAGGCGCTGTGGGTCATCCAGACCCTTCTGCATCTGGCTTCTGGTGGGCATCCGTTCTGCGATCTTCTCACCAATTTCTTCGGACACCTTAACGAGCATGTCTTTGTCCTTTGAGAAGTCAGGAACAGATTCCTGCATCGCCGCCAACTGCTTTTCAGAAGCGGCAAGGGACTGTTTCACGTCATAAAGTTTCGACTGTGCAACCCTTCCCGTCTCAAGAGAAAATTTCTTGGAGCGGATTTCTTCTTTGAGGTCGTTAATCATCTTCGGGAAATACCAGCGCGGATAATCGCAGTTTCTTCCGGTTACATTGCCCTTTGCGTCCCTGCGTAAATCAGTCTCGCTGAAGAACACAACGTCATTGCTTTCTTTCTCTGCCATACAAAAATCCTTTCTTGAAAAAGGGGGCTTATCGCAGCCCCCATGCGTTTAATTGTTAAGCCGTAACAGCAGGCAATCCGCCGGTTGCCGAAGCCGCAGGTGTCGCAACGTAAACCCTGTCATTGGCGCCAACAGAGTCATAAGCCGCATAACCCAACATTGTCGTAAGGCCGCTCATCAAAAGAACTCCATTGTTCGGCGCAGTACCAACGACCAACGAAAGCGGAGGTGTGGTTGTCGGCAATCCGATCTTGAAGTTGATAAACGAACAATCCCTGAACTCCTGAGTTCTTGAAATGGAATCGCCAGCGCCGACGTGATGAATTGCTCCGCAGATTGCAGAGGGATAGGAGTAATAGGTGAGAATGCGACATTTATTGAAGTAGTTTGTCTCGCAAAGAGAACCGAACTTGATTGCACCTGTTGCGGCTTGGGAGCCGTCAGCATCAACCGTATCTGTTCCAATCGTGCAGCCCTCGAAAGTGTTGTCTGTGGCCCCGGTCAACTGAAGCGAATACGAACCAGTGGCCTGGGCCGGTGTGGTTGCGCCAGCGCCGACAATGTGGCACTTCCCGAAGTAATTTCTTAAACCAGTAACGTCAACGCCACCTAACGCAGCGGCCCCCGTTCCCCAGTTTCCAATCTGCATATTAAGGAACGTGTTGTTGTTGCCGGAAACAGTAATAAGGTTCGGGAGTGTTAGCGCCGTCGCTGCATTCGCAACTCTTGCCCTCTGGCTGGTATAAACGGGAGCGCCAACGCCAACCGTTGTGATTCCGTGCTTAGACCATGCAATCGCCGCAGTCAGGTAAGAAGTGGTTGCCGCTGTGGTCGTTCCGTAAGACCACAAAACAATCCCGTCGCCTGCACCGGATGTGCATTTTCCGTAAGCCGTTGCAATGCTGTCCAGTGGAGCATACGGACTTTCACCGCTATTGCTGGAACTCCCGATCACCTGTTTTCCATTGTAATTCAGGATACTCGAAATTCCGGGGCATACATGGTAATAATCGCCAATGATGGGCGGAATTACCGAACCGTAAATAGGTACGCCGTTTACCGTTAATCCTTTGTCGATATTTGTCGTCATTTTAAAATCCTCAATTTGTTGTGAGGATCGCCCTGTCTGCCTACTCTCATGCGTTCCCCTGCGTTAAAACACAGCGGGGCTTTTGAGTTACCCCGCCACGTTTTTAATTAACTAGCTGACCTGCGCCCCTATGCCGAAGCGCCAATCCTGGTATCCCCAACCAAAGCGGCTATAAATAGACTGAAGTGCGGCAAAGGTGTAATTGTCCGTCCAGGTGTTCGTTTCCTGTGCGATACGGTCAATCCAGATGAGGTATTTCTTCATCATGGCCTCATTGACCATGAACCAGTTCTTCGTGGAGAACTCATCCAGACGCTTCCACTCGATGACCTTGAACCGCTTGTACTGCGAGTTAATGCGATGATTTGCGCTATCGGGGTCTTTTTCAGACATTGCGCCGGAACGGGCATCATAACCGAGTGCTTCACACACGGTATCAGTCAACGCAGTCGGGCAGATGATGGTATCCGGCTCAGAGTCGTAAAGCTCTCCGATGTCGGTACGCAGCATCTTGAATTTGATTGCCATCGCCGCAATGGACGACTTGGAAACAGCCACGTTGTAGGTGTTATCAAATCCCGTTGCCGTGCTCACGCCACTCTTCGTGGTATGAGACGAAGAAAACATCGCCACGCCTTCCTCGTCCTGGGTAATGAAATCGGGGTTATTCGTGAAGCCGTAACCCAATGCGCGAGCGGCATATTTCTCTTTCGTGCGACCCAACGCCCGAACTAGGCCAGCCTGACGATCGGTAAGAACGTCATATTGATTGTCGTCAATAAACTGTTTCTCAAATTGCAACCCGCCGGCGAATACTGCTGGTTCAACCTGTCGGAAGAAACCGGGAGCAACGCTCAGGAAGTCCAGGTTTCCAGTAAATTTCGGGATGTCGGGAACGTCGCCAACGCCGTAGAGGTTAGTCCATTTCTTGTCGGACGACAGTTTTCCAAAAATCTCGTTAATCTTTTCCTGATAAGGCTTGAGTCCGTTTTCAGACACCTTATCGAGATTCGTATCCATCAACCGGATAAATTCTGCTGATACAATAGGGTTTCCCATAAGTCACCTCCTACAATCTGAACCGGAAGGTGGCTGTTTCTTTTCCAGCTACCCCCAGGTTGAGCGAATAAACATCAACGTCATAATAATTGGCGCTTGTGGCCCCCGCGTTATCAATGAACGTCCCTACCGAGTCGGTCTGAATCTTGCTCCGCCCAACGCTGAGATTGGCGACAACATAAGTGTCGCCGATAGACCAGGCATTCGGCCACGCGAGATAGAAAGTAGGTGTGGTTGTTGATGCGGAATAAGGAACACGATAGAAGCCGCGATTCAGACCGCTTCTGCCGCAATAGGTGTGCATATAAGCCACGCTTGCCGCGTCACTTGCACCATGAACCATGCCGGTAGCGCCAAGAGCGGAGCCGGTGGTTGCCGTAACAACCGTGGGAGCGGTTCCGTAAGTGCCGTTGAAGATGTCGCCCTTCAAAACGGTATTGCTGCCGATAATGGCAACCTGCGCCATAACAGCACCTTCACGCTTGCTGTTCATGCCTTCAGTGCCGGTCCATTTACGGGCGGCCATAAGAGCGCCGGTCGCAACACCAGCAGAATAGTTGTTCATGTAAGTCGAATTGTAAGTGGGAAGCTGGTCATTGAAACCAACGATCACGCCGAACGGATAAATAACCGCCGGGCCCGCCGCTGCCGCCGGTAACGGCTCAATGCCGGAAGCAACGATTTTCACCAACTGGCCGACGTAGCAGGTAGAGTTGTAATTCACCTGATACCAGTCAGTCCAAACGGGGTCTTTAACTACTTTAAACATATGATTGTCCTCCTGAAATAAAAAAGGCGAACCAACGTCTTTCAACGCCAACTCGCCTCAACTTTTTTGATAGCGTTATGTTACTTTTCTAAAACTGTGCAGTTACTCCGCAAGCCGGACATCCCTGGGACACGCGATGCGCCCCTAGCGCGACCGGCTGAATAACGTCACCGGCGCTGTCTATGCGAGAAAGTCCACCAACATTAAACGGTGTGTCTATCCCCAGCACACAAGAAAGATCGCCTGTGTTCTCAATATCGTTGTAAACAACATCATCCGGCGGAGCAATGTAACTTCCAGTCCTTTCTCCTCCCAAAGAAACCTGTTCAATATCGAAAATGAACCCGCAGTTCCAGCAACGGTAATACTTGTTCCGGTCTTCAAATGAACCCTGAACGACCCGCGCCCGATTCTTCCTAGGAGAACGCCCCCTATGATAAGAAATGTATTTGCTGCGTTCCATGTTTACCTATTTCCGGTAAGAACTTTTGCCCTGTCTTCATCCGTGTAGCCGAGGTACTTTGCAAACTCTTCCGCCTTCGGGTCATCAAAAGCCTTTGCTATTGTCTTGGAAGCGGGAACTCTTGAAGAGGCCGATACCCCCGTCGCAACATCGTCTTTCTTACCCTTAAACGGATTGCCGCCTGTCTTTACTTTATTGGCCAGAATATCCCGGTGCGCCATACGGTAATTCAATGCCGCGTCGATGTCGCCCCGTCCAGTTCCTTGAGTGCGATTGTACGGAGAACCGTCTTTCGTCAATAACTCCTGAATCTGGGCGTGAAGCTCCCCGCCCTCTTCTTTTAATGAGTTGATCGAGGAAATATAGCCCTTCGTGTAGCTTTCAGTTGCCGCGCTCGCTTCAATCGCGTCACATTGCCTTACCCACTTTGCCACCATCCGATGCTCTTCCGGTGTGGTGGGTATGCCTTCGACCGGGCAGGGCGGCAATGCAATGTCCGCGTCCTGCTGAGTCTTAGGCGGCTTCAGCGCTGCGATTGTGGTGTTAAGCCTTTCGATTTCAGCCTTTAAAGTTCCGGTTTCTTTTTCCAACTGCTTTTTGACAATTCGCCCGATCCTGCTCGCTTCCGCGTTATCAACCTGTTCGTCCTTTTTGGGAGTATCGGTTGTTCCGGCATCTGCGTTAGCGTCTTGGTGCTGTTCGTCAATTACTTCGTTGTCAATTACTTCATTGTCCAGATTCGCATTGGCATTATCAGCGGCGTTATCTGTCATGGTGTTACTCCTTTCTTTGCAGAGTCGAGGTCTGCTCCTTAATTTCCCCAATAGATTTGAGGTATCTTTCTATTCTTCCCGTCCAGGTCTTTATGAGTGAACGGACTATTTTATATTCCGCCCTTTGAGCCACGGTGGGTTCGACTTCGGGGTCAGAAATAATAGTCAATAATTTGTCATGCTGTGAGATTAGGTCCTTTAAAAGTTCAAATCCTATGCGCGTGTTGTAAACGTCAATAAATGTAAGATCAGTGGCGAGGCTTTCCAGTGTCTTGTTTCCGCGAGCGGTTTGGCGAAGCCTTGCGATGTCCTCATTATTGATAGTCGGTATTTCCATTACTGGCCGCCTGTCTGACCGGGAGCGCCCGCCCTAACGTCCTGCTCCTGCCCCTGCATCGGCATTCCATTCTGGTTTGACGTTTTTTCGTCTTCCATGTTCTTGCCTTTCTTGCCGCCCTGATCTATTGGAACTTTGTCATTAAGAAACGTGTCAGCAAATGTAGCGGTTTCCTTGCCCATCAATTCACAAATCTGCTGCCAGCAGAAGTTGAGCATCTTGACGGCATTCGGGTGTTTCACGCCAATGATTGTATTCATGGTCTGCTGCCACATCTGAATCTTGTTCTTTTTGGAGTATTCCTGCTCAATAGCAGACGAAACAGGCTGGTAGGTGTAATCACCAACCGGATTGAAGGCCATAAGCTCATCTTTCTCAAATAGCTGCTCCGCCGTTTTCGGGTGCATAAACTGAAACGCCATCTGAAGAATCATCCAATACAATTCGGTGAGCATCGTAAATTCAACCGTGAGGGACTTATAATTAGATCGGATATTGGCGTTAGACCCTGCGTTTTGAACAGCCGTTGCCGTTTCAGATGCTTTCCCTTGCGCTCCCATCTGCGGAGGGTAAACAGAGGCTACCTGTTGAATCTTGTTTATGAATAAAGTGGCCTGCTGCAATGCGCCATTGACATCGGGGGAAATCTTCAATTCCTGAAGGTTATTAACGTCGCTCAAAAGTATCGGATGCTCAGGCTCAATATAAATTGAGTCGTTGTCTTCCATTTCAAACTTGTTAAGTTTAAGGGTCGGGAATGTAGCAAGGCGCGTCCGGTCGTTACTCATATTAATGGTATCGTTCACGGCAATCTGAAGATCGCGCATGTACTTGCCGTCAGACATCCCGGTGTTCTTGCGCGGGTGAACGTAGCAAAGGCCACGAATGATCGGCCTGTATGTATTCCCGCTGCCGTCATAAAAAGGAGTTGGCTGGAACCTGACCAAAATCTTCTGCGAGCCTTTAATGACAAAAGAAACAATGCACTCGATAAATTCCGCATCGTCTTTAGGGTTGCCGTCGCTGTCAAGACCAATCGTCGCCTTTGTCGGATGATCTTCTTCGTCCGTTGCGGTAACAACCGCCCAATACTTTCCAAAGCGGGTCACAAGGTCGAAATACGGTATGGCTTTCTTTGTTTCCGTGCCGCTTCCCTTGTCGTATGAGTCCTTGGCTGATTCTGTTTTTACCGGCGGAATTAGTTTCTTTACTTTATCAAGATTGATGTAGCCGTTTGATTTTTCCTTATCTTTGAGTTCTTCATAGGTCACTTCTTCGCGGACATCTATAAAGTCTGCATCCTGAGCGGAATAAGAGTATTTAGTGCCGGTGAAGACATTACCGGGGTCAAGGACATCATAATTGAATCTGTCAAAAACAACCTTGTCGTCCATGACATCCCGTTCGATGTGATTAATAACGGGGAGTCCGTTTTCATCTATGACCGGATTACCATCTTCGCCATGCGCTTCCTGCGGGATTGTTTCCGTTCCTGTCTTTACTTTGACGACCCTCTGTTCCCATCGCCCAAGAATATATACGGAACTGGCAAGGACATTAATCAGCCGCGCCCGGATGTATTTCTGAAAATGATAAATGTTTTTGTTGTTAAGGGTGGCATTGATGAGCTTCTTTACGGCCTTGCTTGAGGCCATTTCCGCCTTGCCGGACTTCTCAAGATAGACATCCACAAAGTCCCTGCCAACAAAATACTGCTGCGCCCACGTCGAGCATTCAGTCAGGATGATTGAGGCCACTTCGGGAATAAAGACATCGCTCTGCCAGTCATAATCCTTTTCCGTTCTGATGCTATCCAACATGTCGATCATGGCGTCATAATCGCGGGCATTAGACGAGTTCTCGCGCCTCGCTTCGTCGTATTCAAGAAACAGGTTCGATAGTAATATGTCTTCTATGTCTGCTTTTTTCGGTCGTGCCATTATGACCTCAATTAAACTTTTATAGACTCTCGTTTTTCAATGTGAACCAACTTACCGGCCTCAAAACTCAAAATGAGCTTACCATAAAAATGGTCAACAATGAACTGCTTCAGCATCGAAACTATTTTATCAATAGGTGTCACGCAAACTTAACCCCATTAACTTAAAAAACATCCCTGTTCGTAAAAACACGGATACGAAACCGGACAGTGAATAATTTCACAGACTAATTTTAGAATTTTTTCATCCGTATCGTAACCCTGCTCACGTAGACACGCCCCCACTGCCGGCGGGATCATGATTGTTGTCGGATTTGTACATTCCGGCTTTTCAAATTTTATTTCCTTCATACAAACTTAAACCTAACGGGAGTAATTATTTTCTCCAACTTCCTTTTGCAATGCGGGCATTTTACCGGATTATCCGACACCGCCAACTTAATTTGAATCTCGAACGCCTTGGTACACTGTTTGCAGTAGTAGGTATAAAGTGGCATTATTTCATCGCTTTCTTTTTCTTTCTCCCCGCCTTGCTTAACGCTATCGCAACAGCCTGTTTTTGTGGATATTTTTCTTTTTTCAATTTGCGGATATTGGCACTCACCGCTTTATTGCTCTTTCCTTTTTTTAATGGCATCGCTATTCCTTTCTATGCCGCCCTCTGAAAATAAGAAGGTTTTTTGCGTTCTTCTTTCGGCACGTTAATATTAAAATTAGACAACACAGTAAGGTCTTTGAGAAGGCATTCGATTGACATAACAAAGTGGGAAAATCTCTGTATTATCGTTTGCTTGGCTTCCTTCTTTTCTTCCTGATCTCTGCTGGCCCATTCATCATACCGGGCGTTTTTAAAGCTCTCGATATGCTCAACACAATTCGAGAAGAACCAGATGGTCGGCAGTTTTTCTTGATTGCCATTCCTTGAAATCGTGTTATTAAAAGGACTCCCGACAATCAAAGAGTTTTTGAGGCGTTTCTGAACCTCGTCATAGCCCCTTTTGCTTTTGGTGTCCCATCCCATAAAAAAGCATCCACGGAAATCTTTACTCTCGCGCTTCAACTGCAAAAAGTAATTATTCAGGGATTGCGTCATCGACCATCCGGTTTTGGGGTCAACTTCATTCGCCAGGGGGTCAATCAGGTCTTTCACGAATCGATAAGCCCCGCTTTTGCTCACAATCTGCCCGGCGATCTCATAGGCAATGTTCTTTTTCGGGTCAGGGTTTAATTCGTCATAAACAAATATCTCGTCTTCCGGCGACTTGCAGATAAACGACACCGCCCAGGGGTTCGTAGAGTGGTAATCCATGCCCCGGAAATACCGCCATTCAATAGGCAGTCCATCGGGAAACAATTTCATGCCGTCAACCACATGAACATGCTTGGCAAAATTCTTGTGGTACTTGCCGCCAAGCTGCCGGAATATCCCATACCGCCGAGCGTCAATAATGTCCTCGTCGGCGTAGTTGCTAAACAGAACGTCGATGTTTTCTTTCGTCAGCGTCGGGTTGTCGTCCGTGGCGCACATGAAAACCGCTATATCCTTGCCAGAATCTAGTTTCTTAACCGGAGGCTCAACAACCCCAGTTCTTTCTTTTATCCGGCTTAAAACGGCATCTGTGCGGTAAATAAGCCTTGCCGATTCATACAGGTCGTCAAATTCCCATCCGGTAGAACCAGGCGTAGGAGTATAACTCATAATCAGGTCACCGCCGCCCTCTTCCGAAGCCGCCAGTAAACGCGGAGGCTGTTCCTCAAAAAACCCCTTGCCGCCGTTCTCATCCAGCCAAACCGAAGCCCTCTGCTGTCCCGCCGTCCTCTGAATCGACTGCGAATACGAAACAAACTCAACGTAAATATCAGGGTACCCATATGGACTCTTAACCGTCAAAACGGAATTCCGCATCGTTATGTCTTTCTTAACCAAACCCGCCGGAAGCCATTTCTTAAATTCAGGGTACTGAGTATTCTTAGCCTCACCGCCATCAGGGTCATTCGGTAATGTCTCCGAAGCAAAGCGAAACGTCCTTACTTTCTTGTCCGGCCCCATATTATATTTAGATATAGGATGCAGGCACAGAATCCTAAGTATATAATCATAACAGACAACAGCATTCTTTCCCCTCTGGTTCCCGGTAAACAAACACCTGATCTTGCTGCGACAATTCAAAAACTGCTTCGCATCCGGCGTCATCTTGTAAAAAAAGAAACTAGACCACTTCTCAAGGGTCTCAACTTCTTTCTGGCTTATGTTTGCGGGTATCTCAATCAACCTCAACTCCTGAATACTCTTTACCTTCCCATAATTCCCTCAACATATAATCCAAGGCAGCTAAGGAATCAGACAACGGTAAGCGTTTTATCATCCGCCTCACGTCCGACTGAGTAAGTCCAAGTTCAAGTTTCTGCTCTAGGAGATTTTCCACTTTACCTCTGTGTGCTGAACGGGTAGAGGTCCCATCGCTCACAGACAGGGACCATCGCCGCTCGCCCCCTCCCCTCTCGTACAGTGATTGAACGCTGTTTATGCACATAAACCTTGGTTACGTCTTATAACCCATATTAGGTAAACTTGCAGCAATAGCTTAACCGTGTAATCTTACATTGCTTTCGTGCTACTGGATACATTATTCCCACATGCTTACAATGACATACCTATCATAAACTGGATACTTATTGCCCATTTCCAACATCAATTACACCGTCTTCGTCATCGCTCGGCAGGATCAAACCTTGCCCGAACTGCTGGATAATCTGCGCTATAATCGGAGTTACCTGGACGTCGCCGGTAATATTGATCTGTGGTGAGTGTGAAGGGAGTATGCCTACACTTTCCAGTACTCTTTGACTTGCCTTGAACCCGTGCTCTCGTAGTTGTGCGTCTGAATCTTTATCGCTATACGCCTGTATTGCTTTGTCGATATTGGCTGCTGCTTTCGGCAGTGATCTTGAAATCAGGTCGTCTTTAATCTTATCTATATACTCTTGTACTTCGTGCTTGGCGAGCCGTCGCGCCACGGTTGAATCATTGATACCAGTCATCGCCTCGATTTGCCTCTGGCTGTATCCTTGCGCGGTTTTCTCAGCTATTGTGATGTCTGTCTGGTTCATGGTTTCAACTCTTTGGCTTTCTTATCGTTATCCGTTCCCGGTAATTTGAGAGCCCGGCTGTCCGGGCTTGGAAGCTGGTCTTGACTTTGGAGTCTTGAGCGTCAGCTTGTGGTCATGTTTGGTGGTTCTGTTCTTTCCTTTGCCAGTCGCCGCCCGGTTTGAGTCTTGGGCGGAGGCCTCGATGGCTTGAGGACTTAGTTGTGTCTGTTGTCGCCTAACGACTGATGTTCCGCTTGCGCTTTACCACTTGGCGGTGCTTATCTTTTAATGTAGTCGAAAATGGACATTTTTACCTTGCATTATGGGTTTAATGTTTTGATTTTAATTGATATTCTGTTGATTTGCTTAATGGACATGCAAAACAGGTTTGAAATGTCCTTTTGGGTGATTCCAGCGAGTAAGAGAATTGAAATTGCCTTGTGTTTAACGATGGGTATTTTTAATGATGAATCTATCCTGTGTTGCCGATGCTCCATCATTTCATTAAGATCGTCCTTGTAGTCCCTATACTCCATGTCTTTCGTGTTTATGTCGGACATGAGGGCTTCTTTACTGGGAGTGTTGCCGTTGATATGCTTCATCCAGAAGCACGGCCCCTTGTCACACCTGCCGATATAAACGCAATCCTGGCATAGAGCATCTTTGAATATTGCTGGTTGTTTTGATCTCTTCGCTTCTGGGTGTTCTGGGTTCCACAATCTATTTTTTAGTCTCATTTAACCTCAAAATATCTATATGTGGTATTTCAAGAACATTATACACACAATATGTAGCGCATTGCAAACATTTTGTTTCTTTTCTATACACTATTTTCAATCTGTTTAATTTGTATACGGTTAAATGATCGGCAAAGTTCGACATTTATTGCCGTTTTATGGTTTTTGATCGTCATTTTTGTCGAGTTGCTAACTTATTGATTTATTACCATTATCACCATCTTAGAACGCTCGTTCTCGACATTCATTAGATTTTCCCTGATTCTTCCAGTAGTAATTCATAGTATTGCCATTTAAGTTGAATCTTGCGCTTTAATACTTCGGCTTCAGTCATTTTCTTTAAATTCTACCTCCAATTTAATTAAATGATTTTCCTTCCCTTCCGTAAAATATTGTAGCGTCATCCATTCTGGTACGCCCTGCTTCTTTGCAATCTGCCGACAAAAGGCAACCCTGGCTTGTTTTGGTGTGTAGGCATAGCAGTAAAGGTAATAGACCTGCCGCTGCCCATTAAACACGCCTTGCCATAAGTGTTTTAGTTTCTTCTGGTTCGACATTTTCCTTTTCCCAATCACAATCAGTGCCCATAGCGTTTTTCTCTTTCCTAAACTGGCAACCGCCGACTATTTTATAACGCATAAATAATCCGTTCGGGTTAATCATATCGTTCACCCAGTTTTTAGCTTTAACTATCTTTAAAGTATGGGGATTATTGCTTAATGAAATATAAAGGCGTGGCTTCTCCAGACTTCCGACACCGCCGCGAGCTATATCAACTCCCTTGCCGGTGTTCTTTTGAATCGCTATGACGGCAATTCCCTTGTTGAGTTTGTCGTAAATATCTTTTATCCATTGGCCAATCAGGAAAAAGTCTTGATGAATCTCTAAGAAGTCTATGATGTTAATTTCGTCTGGTTTAATAACATCCGCAAAATTGCTTGATCGCTCAAATGGTTTAAACTTCCAGCCTTCTAGTGGTAGCTGGGGAAATTTTTCAAGTCTGCTTCTTAATTCCAGTGGGCCACTTTCGGATGAAAAGTAATTAATCGGCCATTTATCCATATTCCGGCGAATGAAGTCTAAAAGGAAAGCGGTCTTTCCGGTGTCCGGCGAACCAGTGACCACGATTATATTTTTCGGCATTATCCCGCAAAGTTTCTCAATCCCAAAGGGCCACTTAAGGTCAAGCATTTCACCCTTGGCGTTCATGAAGTCGATGGTCTCGACTCGTTTATCAACTTTTCGATAAACTCCCGATCGGTTTCCGCATGGTTCAAGAGTACCCAGCTCAACCAATCTTTTGATCGCCATCCGACAAGCTGCCTTCTCGTTTTTGGTCTTCAAATTGAGGGCGTTGTAACAATCATGTAAGGATGTAGTAACAAAAGCGCCTCCTGGTGTAACGGAAGTAACAAAGTCCATGACCTCAGATTGAAGGCTAATCCGTCCTTTCAGGGTCTGTCCTTTATATAAAGTCAGGCTACTATAAACCTTTTCCGTGAGGTCTTGAATGGTGTAATCTATGTTTTCATGGTCATAAAGTTTCTTAACCATTTCAATAATATATTCTGGTTGTGCATCTGCTTTTACAAGGTACTCAATAGCCGTATCAATCTTATTAATATCAGTGTCGTTCATGATTCCCCTGTCTTGTTACATTCGTTACTTCTTGTTACATCTTTGTTACTAAATACTATAAATACTGACTAAGTACATTTAGTATGCCTCGGAGCGTTTCTTAATCCCCTTGTTTTTTGTTACTTCCGTTACAGGATGTTGCTACTTCGTTACTTCTTGTTACATCCCTCAAAACATTTCTAAAAATTGTTATTTACCACTCAGAACGGAAGTTTCTCATAATCGACGGTTGAAATTTCAAGTTCCACTCTTGGGTTTTCCTTATCCACGTTTCCAAAGCGATAAGACACCGCCGGAATTACCTTGTAAGAGTCGTCGGGAATAATTCCCATTTCAATCAGCGCGTCATCGGTAAATTTCTGAATGATTGAAAGCACATTCCCCAAGTCAAATTTTCGGTTCGTCGCCGGGTATGCCGTATAAGTAAAAGCATAAGGCGGACCCGTGACGATGTTTCTTTCCACTGCCCGCGCAACTACATCCTTCCAGGCGATCTTTGCTTGATTGAGCACCATGTGGTGAGTATTCCGGTAGATGTTGAGGTTAAGAGCAAAGACCTTATCAGCCTTTGTTTTGCGTGGAAGAATCACTGAAAACGGTAAAATAATCTTCATGCCGCCACCCTCCGCAATTCACTTTGTAATTTTTCTTTACATTCCGCCCGGAATTCAGCCGTGTCTTTTTGGGTTTGATTCTTTTTCCTGCTCGGATTTGCATTTCGGGCAGATCATAAGCAACTCGCCTGCTCGTAAACTGGTTTTTGGTGGATTAATTGCATACAGACAACAAATCCCCCTGCTTTTCCTTATTTTCAAGGAATTGCATGTTTTTAATGGATTGCTTCCAATAGGATTCTTTCAGTTCAAGTCCAATACCGTAACGACCCATCGAAACCGCTGAATAAACGGTCGAACCGATACCAGAAAACGGGTCAAGGACAACATCACCCCTTGCGCTCCACAATTCCATACAGCGCTCAATGGTATCGAGCTGAAGCGGGCAGACGTGCTTTTCGTCTTTTTCGTCCCGCGCTATGTCGGTTGATAGGACCCTCGTCTGCCGAATATCAAACCAAACCGGCGAAGCATAACGCTGCCATATTTCATGGCTCAGTTTATTTTTGCGCTGATCTTCATTAAAGTTCGTATTGGTAAATTCGCGCTCTCCAATGTATTCCGTGAATCCATTCTTGCGCTCGATCGGCTTGGGATTGTCGCCCTCTTTCCTCATAACGACGATATAATCAGGAATGCCTGTTCCACATCGGCTTGAATCCTTACACACCTGCTTATGAGCCAAAGACAAAACCTTAGTCCTTACCGCCTGCACAAGTGGATCTTTCCAGATGCAAATTTCTGAATGAAATATAAATTTTTCACCCTGGAATAGTCGGATGATGTCCCCCCTAAAGTCGTGCATTCCCATCACGCCATCATGTGTGATTGTCATGGGCAAATTCATGCAGTGAATGGCAATCAGGCGTCCGGGCATCATTACCCGATGCAATTCAGTGACGAGAAATTTAAAGTGATTCAAAAAGTCTTCTTTGTCCCGGCAATTTCCCATGTCCCGGATAGAATTTGTATAGGTGAACAGCGAAGCGAACGGCGGAGAAAAGATCGAAAATCCTATCGAATCGTCTTTCACTTCTTTTATCAGGTCTATGTTATCTCCCAAGTGAAGCTCATACCGATGATTTTTAAAAACATCCGTCCGGTAATCGAAACTTGATACCGATTTTTCATGCAATTCTGATTTTGTAATATCCTGCATATGCTCAATCATTTCCTTTCTCATTCGCTGCGCGTCGGCTTCTTTGCGTTTAATGTTTTCGACTATATTTCCCTCGATGTCCGTTGTGATAATATGGCAGTTCACCTTTGATTTCTGCCCAAAGCGCCAGCAACGGCGGATGGCCTGATAAAAAGCCTCATAGCTATCCGAAAGGCCAAAAAAGATAACATCAGAGCATTGCTGAAGGTTTAATCCAAACCCCATTATTTTTGCCTTACTAATCATTACGGGCCTGTCATTATTAATCCATCCAGTTATTTGCCTTTCTTTTTCAGGATCATCCTGTGAACCTCTAACAGAAAAACAATTATCTTTTAAAGTTGATTCAAGATCATCCTGTTCATTATTTAAATCTACCCAAATAAGAAATTGCCTTTTTGAGGATTTCAATATCGTCTTTAACTTTTCCGAGCATGTGGTTACAGTTGCAGCACAACAATCCTCTGACGATTCCTGATTTATGGCAGTGGTCAACATACAAATGTTTTCTGGTTTTATCTCCGCTTTCTGACCCACATATGGCACACTTTCCGTTTTGTTCTTGCAACATTCTTGCGTAATCATTGTTTGTGAGTCCATATTGTGACATAAGCTGTCCCCTGCGTTGTTCTTGAGTTCTGCTACGGGCAAGACATTTTTGTTTTTCTCTGTATTGCTCGTTTGTTTTATATTGTTCTCGTCTTGTAGCGTTATATCGATCTCTTTGATCTCTTGTTCGTCCTGGCCATTTTGATTTGTTTTCACGGTAATATCGGCGCATGTATTCCTTGCGTTCATTGCTGTGTTGTTGTTGGTATTCAATGGCGGCCTTAATCTTTTGATCTTTATTTCTTTCGTAATACTCCTTAAAGTATTCTGTGTTTTTTGGCATGGTTCTTCTCCATTATTTTTATTGACCATACCACAGTTGGAAATTAATTGCAAAACTATTTCAATCTTTTCATCTATGGATTCCCGGCGGGCCTGCCGGCGCTCGCTCAGTGTTTCGGCTTTTTGAGGGAAAAGGCAGCCTTCAAGCGGTTTGCCAAATTCAATAACGTGCTCGATGATATTTAATTCCGGCAGGATAAATCCCGAATCATCAAATCCAAGTTCAGACGGTTTCGATAACATGACCGCCCAGGAGCAAAGCCACTTCCAGAATTTTTCCTCACCATGACCCTTGAGTCGCCACGTCCCCACGTTCGCCGTATCGTTAATGAAAAACAATGAGAGCATTTCCGATCTGGATAAGACATTCAAAAACTCTGAATGGTTGCCAAGTTCAATAAAGTCATTCGGCGCGGGTGTAGCCGTGCAAGCCAGCTTGTATGGTGTTTTCTGGAATGATTCGATGATATAATTTCTAAATTTCCCTGTATATGATTTCAGGATTGAGCTTTCATCAAGGACTATGCCGACAAATGAACCGGCGTCAAACTTATGGAGCTTTTCGTAATTTGTGATATTGACGCCGTTTATAACATCATCTTGTGATTCGCAGATTTGAACGTCGATGTTAAACTTTTCCCCTTCGCGCTGTGTCTGCTTCGATACAGCCAATGGTGCAAGGATTAGGACAGGCTGCCCCGTAAAGTTATGAACCTGATTCGCCCATTCGAGCTGCATCGGAGTCTTGCCAAGTCCACAATCAGCAAATATAGCCGCCCTGCCACGCTTGCAAGCCCACCGGACAAGAGCCAACTGAAAATCGTATAATTTTGGATTTAACGAAACTGGTTCAAACCCTGATTGCTTGTCGATAATGTCTTTATTGTTCAAAAACGATTGATAATTCATTACCCCACCCCCACAGTCAAATAAAAATAGATTGTCAACGCGCCCACGATCATGGCGAACAATGCGGATACCGTTAAGGCGGCAAGGGCGTTAATCATGGGTGGTCTCCTTAATAAAAACTAGGCAGGCAGTGCCTTTATTAAACTATTTCTATCGTTCTTCCTTGATCGTTCATTATGTAAATCGGTGAATATGCGTGCACAACAGTTGCCTCGGTCATATTCTTCGTAAAGAACGAAAGTTCAATTGAACGGTTGCCATTAGCTCCATAGGGCGGCTCATACACAAGAGTGTTTCCATAGCTGCCGCCGCTAGGCTCTCCATCGCTCCCCTTGATTTCCTCATACTCAATATGATCAATTTCCCCAAACATCA